TTATTTCAGAATCTGTGGCAAGCCTGCCACTTCATGTTTACAGATACAACAAGAATGGTGGAAAGGAAAAGGCATTAGACCATCCTTTATATCATCTGCTGCATGATGAACCGAACTCGGAAATGACAGCCTATTCATTCTTTGAGGTCGCTCTGACACATCTGCTGTTATGGGGAAACTCGTACAGTCAGATTATCAGAAATGGCAAGGGAGAAGTTCTCGGACTGTATCCTCTGATGCCGGACAGAATGACGGTGGACAGGGATGAGAAAGGACATCTTTATTATGAATATTCGGTAAGTTCCGATGATGCACCTACCAATAAAGGTTCTACAGTAAGGCTCAAGCCGGAGGATGTTCTTCATGTTCCGGGACTGTCATTTGATGGTCTTGTAGGATATTCGCCAATTGCTATGGCTAAGAATGCCATAGGTCTTGGAATTGCAGCTGAGGAATATGGCAGTAAGTTCTATGCAAACGGGGCTGCACCAAGCGGTGTGCTTGAACATCCGGGAACATTGAAGGATCCGTCAAAGGTCAGAGAAAGTTGGACGCAGACCTTCGGTGGTTCATCCAATTCCAACAAAGTAGCGGTTCTGGAAGAAGGAATGAAATATACACCTATTTCCATCAATCCATCAGAGGCACAGTTCCTTGAAACGAGGAATTTCCAGATCTCCGAGATTGCCCGTATATACAGAGTCCCAGCTCATATGATTGGACAGCTTGATAAAGCAACCTTTTCCAATATCGAACAGCAGTCATTGGAGTTTGTTGTGTATACGCTCCGTCCCTGGATCACAAGACTGGAGCAGGCAATGGTACGCAGACTTTTGAATGAAGATGAGAAGAAGGACTATTTTATCAAGTTTAATGTTGACGGACTTCTTCGTGGAGATTATCAGAGCCGGATGAACGGATATGCGACAGCAAGGCAGAATGGTTGGATGTCTGCAAATGATATCCGTGAACTTGAGAATCTTGACAGGATACCTGCTGAACTTGGCGGGGACTTATATCTTATCAATGGCAATATGACAAAACTTGAAGATGCAGGAATATTTGCAGATTCAGCACAAAAAGAAGAGGAGGATTCCGATGAAGAACAAGAAGTTCTGGAACTGGAAGAGCAGGAAAACACTCAACCAGGAAACAAACGAGGAAATCGTAGAAAGAGTTCTTAGCTTAAACGGAACCATCGCAGAGGAGTCGTGGTTTGATGATGATGTCACGCCACAGCTTTTTAAGGATGAACTGAATGCTGGAAGTGGTGATATCACTGTATGGATCAATTCACCGGGCGGTGACTGTGTGGCGGCTGCACAAATCTACAATATGCTCGCAGATTATAAGGGGAATGTCACAGTCAAGATTGATGGCATCGCAGCTTCGGCTGCATCCGTGATTGCGATGGCAGGTGACAATGTACTAATGTCCCCGGTTTCCATGATGATGATCCACAACCCCGCAACCGTAGCATTTGGTGACCATACAGAAATGGCAAAGGCTATCGAGATGCTTGAAGGGGTCAAGGATTCCATTATCAATGCCTATTCCTTAAAAACGGGAATGTCGAGGGCAAAGTTATCAAGGCTTATGGATGCAGAAACATGGATGGATGCAACCAAGGCGGTGGAACTTGGATTTGCTGATGATATCATCACGAAGAATGAGTTTCCTAAAAAGAAAGAGGATGAGCCGGATGAAGATGGCGAGTCTGACGAAGATGAAAGCACCGAAGAGGATGACAAAAAGAAATCATCCAATTCAGTGTTTTTTTCACGCAAAGCTGTAAACAATGCACTTCTTAACAAGCTGGAGGAGCATTACAGGAAATCAGAGCCGAGTGTTGTCGCACAGGCGAAGATTCCGGCAACAAAAGTAACTGACGGTGTATCTGCAAATGAGATCAGAAACCGTCTTGACCTTATCAAAAAGTATATTTAAGGAGGACTGCTATTATGACAGTACAGGAATTAATCGACAAGAGAGCCAAGGCATGGGAGGCTGCAAAGGATTTTGTGAATACCCATGAGGATAAGGATGGCAAGTTATCTGCTGAGGATGCTGCAACTTATGAAAAGATGGAGAATGGCATCGCAGAACTTACCAATTCTATCGACAGACAGCAGAGAGCAGAAAGAATGGAGCAGGAACTTTCAAAGCCTGTAAATTCTCCGATTACAGGAAAGCCATATAAGGACGAGCCACAGGGAA